TTCTCTGACTTCTTCGGTCGCTTCGGCGCTCTTAGGTGTCTCGCCCGGTGCAACCATTTCAGCGGTACTTACATCGCTGCGGCCATGTGATTCTCCCGGAGTATCGCAACCGCATTCGAGGCACTTGCCTTCGGCGCTCTTTGCTTTATCTTCAGCTGTCTTGAATCCGCCGGCGCACTTGCATTCCTTTTCGACTTTATTGCACTTAGCACACATTTCTTCGTCTGCGTCTTTTTTAGCAGCCATTTCGATTGACTCGTTTTCCATTGTTTCTCCCTCTGCTTCTTCGCCGGCATACCAAGCGAATAGATTATGTACCGCAGCAAGGAGGTAACTGAGAGACATTTCTTCGTTACTACCTTCGGTATTCATTTCTTGCGCTTCAACTACAATGAGTTGAGCCAAGGCTCTGCGTGCGTCGTCATACAACTTTTGGTCAAACTTCTTAATGTCTCCAGTTGTAAGTGACTTAGCAGTAGCGATGATTTCGGAGGCTGTCTTCACAATTCCGCTTTCTGTTAGGTTACGCTCAGATTCTACGGCCTTTTCGAGTGAATTTTCTCCGGTCTCAATTAACTCTTCTACCTTCCACATGCCGCTTTCCCCGGCTACGCTTTTGGCCAATAGCAGCTGGCAATTAGGGTTAGCAGGTCGGTCTACGATTGAGACTTCTACGATTTGGCCGTCAATAATTCGACCATTTACCGCCTTCTCATCGCGTACTACGCGAGGTGATTTAATCCCGATACTAAATCCTTTGAGTACGCCGGTCTCTACCTTCTTGACGCTAATCGGGTCTACTACTAGCGCGTGAATGTAATGGCCGTCAGTTTTCTTTTCGTATTCCTTAGCGACGCCGGCAGCGATAGATGAATGCTGCTCTCTAATGTTGCCGCCGCTCTTAAACCATTCCGGCATTGCGCGGTCTAGCCATACCGGGTCGCAGATTTGCTGGTCAATGTCTAGGGAGTCGTCGGTAGCCTTGCCGTAGACCATCATTGTTCCGTCTTCGCGTCGGTCTGACTTTACAATTTCGAAGAACGCTGTAGTTAAATCTTTCACCGCTTGCTCCTTAGTTTTTTTATGCTGAGTATGTAACTACTACTGCGCCGGCCGCTGTTTGTGCAGCTGCGATTGCGTAAATCTTGTCTCCGCCATTGCACCATAATTGGAATGAAGCGCCAGCGGCAATCGTGCGACCAATCGTTGCTCCGCTTGTTGCAATAGATGTATCGCCAATAAAAATAGCCGCAGAGTGTCCATTGTAAATCTGTACGGCGCGTGATGGACCGACGCCTACTGGAATTGCTGCAATAAGGGTTGCAGTTGTCTGTACTGTGTTATTTGAGTGGACTAGCGCCATTTATTTCTCCTCTGTGTGTTCAGTAATTGTACCCTGAGTCTCCGGCTTTTCGTGCGGGGTCGGTTCCGGTGCGTCAATCATTTGCAAATCGCCTTTTTTCCACCCGTATTTAGCAGCTTGGCTTGGCATTTAATTCCTTCTTCCGGTGATTAAAACATGGAACCCTTGATTATCTACGCCTACATAAGTAAATGGCGTACCCCGTTGAAATACTACTTCTTGCTGAGAGCGCCCCTCTGCTCCCGTTACCGCGTCTATCCAAATTTTAGGTTGATTACCCACATCTATAATTCGAATCTTAGCGTCATACATTGCATCTTCTCCGAATGTTAGCGCTTCGGATTTACTAATACTTGTTGAGGTGTAGCCTTTGTCTACAAATAATTGTCCTTTTTTAATGTCTGCAAATACGCTGGAATCTGAGGTGCGGTAATACTCGCGTGCAAATCCGGGTACTTTTGGAGCGTCGGCAAATGCTTTATCCATTTCTAGGGCTAATGGCGGAGGATTTTCGCCGGCTCTTAATGCTGTATTGAGTTTGAAGAATCCCGATTCTTGGTAGTCTGCAAATGCTTCTTTTGCTTGCTCTGTAGGTTTGTAAGATGAGTAAACCGCGTTTATTTCTTTTGCGGTGATTGGTGAACCCTTTAAATCTTTAGCGGCTGTAGTTCCGTCGTACAGGTTAGATGGAGGCATTTCCTTTTGTACGGCTGTTTCAACCGGTGCAGCTTCTTCGTTTGGCAATAGGTCTAACCCATCAGTAGCACTTGGCTCCGCGTAGAACGCTTCGTCAATTACAGGCAGAATTGCACAGCGGCAGTTTGGGTGTACCGGCGGTTCGGTATCTCCGCTGTTAAATTCTTGCCCCGTTTCGACCACTTGCCCTTCGTTTGGAGCGCAGATGTCGCATGGGTTAGCCCCGCTCCATTCGACTTTTTCTACGCCGTAGTTAGCGTAATTCTCCATGCTCGCTAGGCTCATGGCGCGGTTTTGTTCGGTAATAGCGATAGTCAGCGCTCTTGCCGGGTCGCCTATTTTCTCGGTAAGCACTTTTGCAGCTCTTGCCGGGCTGAACCCCGCCGCTACAGAGTCCGCTAGCGCCGTTCCAATCCGGTCGTAACCGGCTTTCGCAATCGTCTTGCTAACTATCCCCGCGTTATCCAATATCGTCTTAAACGCCCCTGTAGGCCGGTATAAGAGTGCAGCTGCTCTGTTGCCCGGCTTCCAGTTAGCCCAATCAACATAATCTGAGCCGTCACCTTTAGCCATGTTGAGTAATTCATCTTTAATTGCCGGCGGCTTCTTGGCTGCCTTGTTGCCAGCTTGCTGCTCCCGTACTGCTTGACCAATCGCTTCTTTGCTTGCGTCTAGTCCAATCAGGAAGCCGTCGGTATAGACCTTCTTTAGCGCAGCCTCAATCGGTTCCGTATTTATCTTTACATGCATTATCGCCCAAGCGCGAGCGCGTGCGCGGTCTTGCGTAATGTTATCGCTAGCGTATGGGTGAGTATCTTGGTACGCAGCCCAAATGTTAGCCGCGTTGATACTTGTTCGTAATGCCGCTCTGACGGATACTGAATTCTTAGCCGCTATGCGCACATCAGTTTTGTGTGCGCCCCAATTCATGCTAGGTAAGCCTTTGCCAATGACCTAGCCGTATCGAGGTCGCCTTCTACTGCGCACCGGTTAAGCGCTTCCCCCACAATAGGGTCAATCATCTTGAATTCGAATTCCCGCTTGCGCTGACCTTTAGCCGCCCATTTCATAAATGCCTTGACTTCGGCCGCTACTTCGTTAGAGGTGTCTTTCCCTTCCGGGATTTCTCCTTCTTTTGGCTTGGCTTCCGGTGCAGCTGTGTTCGGTGCTTCGGTTCCGGGTATTGCCGTCTCCCCGTCTTCTTCTAATTGCGGTGCGCTTCCCTGCGTTGCCGGGTTAATCATTCCGTCAGGTGAGAACAGGTACACGCTGCTTCCGCTTACGAGAATTGGCATGTCTGCTTGCGGCGTATCGAGTAGTGGTAATCCCAATTCGCTCCGGCGCTCGTTTACAGTCTTTCCTGCGCTGGTAACTTCAATCTGCGCCTTGCGTGCGCTCGCTTCGTCTTCTTGACTCTTGCTTACCATCAACTTGAATTCCAATTCGCGTGGCATTCCGAGGTAAGCGTATGAAAGGTTACTAATCATCTTGTTAAGCCAATTTACAATCGGTTGAATACCGACTACTTCCGCGCTTGTCTGCTTTCCTTCTTCAAATCCTTTACCGCCGAGGCCTCCGCCTTTTGGAGAGTATCCAATTTCAGTAGGTTGTACGCCGAAATGACCGCAGATTGACGCAATAAGGAAATCGTCGAGCGTATCTTTAAACTTCTCGCCGTATGAGTCGTTTGTAATTGGTGTAATGCCCGTTGGCAATAAGCGTGCGCGTTTGCGTTGCTCTGTTTGTCCGGCTAAGTCGTCGTTAAGGATATTTTCCCATGCCCGCAATAGGTCAGGGTTTGTTCCCCATGTTGCGTCAGTTGAGAACATTAGTTCCGGCAATACTCCGTCGGTGTATTCCGCTCTAATCCATTGTTGTCTGCGTAGGTAAATGTCCGCTAGTGGTAATGAGCGCTCTACCGGTGAATAGCCGTAGACGCTTGTTGTCCGGCGGTTTTTAACTAGGTATGCAAGGTCGTCAGATGTGAATTCGCCGTCAGCTTTAGGGTCATCCTGATTAGCGCTGAATTCTGCGCGTGGGAAGCCGTATAGGATTTGCTGGTATGCAGCTTGCGGTGCTTGCGGCCGCATTCCCCGGTCGTCGAGCATTGGCTTAATCGTTGCTCCGTCTAGAATCTGCAAGCCGTATAGGTCTCCGCCTACAGTTTTCTGTGGCCAAATTGCAAGCGCGTCAATTACGAGCAATTCCTCTAGCGCGATGTTGAGCCAATCTGTGAATGTGAGGCCGTTGCTCTTGTCCGGGTTTTCCCAAAATGTTTTGAGCCGGTAAATGTCGTCGTTAAAATCTTCGCGTGCTTTTACCATTGCGCGGACATGGTCTCCGCCGCTGTCGCTCATAATTTTTTCGCTAGCGTCTTGCCCTAGAACAATATCCCACTCTAGGCCGCTAATCTTGCCTTTAATTACTTCTACGCAGCGTCGCAGGATATCGATTTGGTCAGCTGCGGCGCGTAGAGTCTTAAATGGAACTAATTTTGTCTCGGTGATGTTGATGTTTTGCGCTACTTGGTATTCGTAGCGGCGCGGTGCTGGTCTTCCGGTTAATGGGTCTACCGGGTTAATCGCTCCGGGAGTAATTGGGATTCCGGGACCGAATGGAACTCCTGCTAATAGGGGATTTCGTGGGAGAGGTTCTACTGTTCCGTAGTTTTGGCCAATAGCGCCCGGTACTGCGTTACGCATCTGTTGTTCGGTCATCGTTACCGAACCGGCTGGAAGATTTGGAGCCTTCTCTACATTTGTACCTGCTATTGTTTTTGCGATTCGGTCGCGTAGACCCATGTGAATCTCCCTAGTTAATGCCCCTTGTTAATCAGGCTTGGTAATGGTATCAGTTGATTTAATAATAAAGATAAACGACGCCGTTACCACCGCTGCCAGCTGTTCCGCCGTTATTTGCACCGCCTCCACCGCCGCCACCCGAACCGCCGTTGCCTCCGTTATTTCCTGAAGCGTTAGAACCTGCGCTTGTATATCCTGCGCCACCGCCACCTGCTCCGAATGTAAATCCAGTTCCAGTTGAGCCAGTACCGCCAGCATAGAAATCGCCTGTGCCACCTGCACCACCTGTTGCAAGTCCAGAAGTCATTGTGGCACTACCGCCACCGCAGATTAGACCGCGAGCGCCAGCGTAACCAGTTAGAGTTCCACTATTGATAGAAGTAAAAGAAGGACCACCGCCGCCCGTTGAAACTCCGGCAAGACTGGCCGCGTTTCCATTACCTCCGGCGCTTGCATAAGCAGCCAAACCGCTACCGCCGGCCGGCGCTCCTGTATAACTTGCAGTTGCGCTGGTAGAAGGTGCTGTGTTAGTTGTTGCTCCGGCAGCTCCGCCACCACCGGTAATAGTTGCACCCGAACCACCGCCGGCAAAGACCAGTCCGTATTGCGAGCCTGTTCCTAGAGCGCCCGCGCCGTTCGTGCTTGAACCGGTAGCACCAGTTCCGACTGTGACTGTATTTGTAGCCCAAGTCCAACCCGCAGAATAGCCACCAGCCCCACCGCCGCCCGCAAAGTATCCAAAATTGGCAGTGCCGCCTGATACATAAACTCCCGTTGCAGTATTTGTAACCGCGAATTGAGTAGAAGAAAGACCAGCAGAAAGAACTTGTTGTGTAACTATATTGTAAGCAGAAGGAGTTACTCCTGAAATATTTACATACTGCCCTGCAACGAGCGTGTTGTTAGCCGTATAGGTAACAGTTGTACCGCTGCCGCTTGCGTTTGTAATGGTCATTGGCGCAGAAATAGAAGCACCGGCACCGCCTCCGCCAATACAGACTGCATAGACTCGCTGGATTCCAGTTGGAATGGTGACCGAGAATGTTCCCGGAGTGCTAAAGGTTTGTTGCAGCTTTAATCCATAAGGTACATCGGCAAATGATGAATTGCTGTAAATAGATACTGTCATTGTTTGCTCCTAGTAAAAGATGTAGAGGATTCCAGCGCCGCCAGTTCCGCTATTGCCGCCGCCACCACCTCCACCGAGGCCGCCAGTACCTCCTGTAGTTGTTACTGCAGCTGAACCATTGCCCGCTACGCCTCCTCCGCCACCACCAGCGCCATTTGCGTTTGTTCCGGTAGTTCCGGCACCACCAGTAGTTGTAACGCCCGTAAGGATATTGATTCCGTTGCCGCCAGTACCGCCTATGCGAATACCGGTATAGGTAGTACCCACAGCGCCGCCACCTCCACCAATTATTCCTGACCCGCCGTTACCGCCAGTAGTAGAACCGGTGAGAATAGTAGTTCGGTTTATTGAGCCACCTCCGCCGCCTGAAATTCCGTTACCCCCATTTGACGCCACGCTATCTGCGCCGCTTGTTACCAATATTCCGCCGCCTCCTCCGCCGCCAGCGCCAGTTGTTCCGGCCACATTTCCAGTAATACCAAATCCTCCCGGTATTCCGTAATAGTTAAGTGAGCCAGCACCACCAGTACCGCCCGTAGAACCGCCGCCGCCACCACCGAGAAATCCAGCTCCGCCCGTATTGCCGCCTACTCCGCTAGAAGCGCCTCCGCCTCCTGCAACTATGTGGCCGTATCGTGTGTAGTTGCCGGTTGTTGAGGCAGCGCCACCCGTTCCCACTATGCAAGTGCTGTTAGCGAGAGTCCAACCCCATGCGAGGCCACCCGCTCCGCCAGCGCAACCCGCTCCGCCGCCTCCTCCGCCGCCTACGCAAATGGCATAGACCCAAGTAATTCCCGCAGGGATAGTTACTGATGTTGTTCCGGCGTTAATTGTTTGACGCAGCTGTAATCCATAAGGCAATATCCATGATGTATTTGCGAATGGAGTGACCGCCGCACTTTGCATTCCCGTTGAGACGGGAGAACCGGCTTGGCTTCTTCGGTTTGGATTAGCCATTTACGCTATTCGATTCACATAGCCCGAAATGGTAATTACTGAGGCAGTTCCAGCGAATGCGTAAATTGTATTTGCAGCTGCTCCGGTTCCGGTTAATGGTAATCCCGCTACTACCAATACATCGCCCGATTGAGGAGCGAGCGTAATAGGTTTGGCGTTTTGAGGAGATGCAGTACCGCCGAATTGAACTGTAAGCAAGACCGGCGATGTAGAAGTGTTGTTAGCGTATAGCCATACTTCGTCAATAGTTGCTGATGATGTGCCGGTAGCGTGAATAGTCGTACCGGTAGAAGCCGTTGCTACTACTGTAATCGGCTGACCTTGCGTTGAGCCTGAGAGAAGTACCTTTGTATAAGTAGCCATTTATCTTCCTATCCGAATACTTGCATTGAGATAACCGCTTGGTCTGTATCGTAGACTGCGTTTGTTCCGTTAGTGCCGTTTGTTCCGTTCGTGCCGTTAGTACCCGCTACTCCTTGCGGAATAGTGAAATTAAATGTTGCCGCACTCGATGTACCGCTGTTTGTTACTGAGGCTGCGCTTCCCGCTGCTCCGGTAGTTGTCGTACCTACTGCAATCGTAGCAGCCGTACCATTTGTGCCGTTAGTTCCAGCTGCGCCGGTCGCTCCCGTTGCTCCTTGCGCTCCTTGCGGTATGCCGAAGTTAAATACGGCCGCGCCCGATGTTCCGCTATTCGTTACTGTCGCTGATGAGCCGGCCGCTAGGGTAGTTGTAGTACCTACTGCGACAGTAGCCGCTGTTCCGTTAGTTCCATTGGTGCCATTTGTGCCGGCTGTACCCTGCGGGATTCCGAAGTTAAATACAGCCGCTCCGCTGGTACCTGAATTGCTTACTGTTGCCGATGTACCCGGTGTTAATGTTGTTGTTGTTCCTACAGCGATAGTTGCAGCTGTGCCGTTTGTTCCGTTTGTACCCGCTGCTCCTGTTGCGCCGGTGTCGCCTTTAGCGCCCTGTGGAATACCGAAATCAAATACCGCTGCGCTGCTTGTACCACTATTTGTTACAGTTGCAGATGTTCCCGGACTAAGTGTTGTCGTACTTCCGGCGGTAATTGTTGCAGCTGTGCCGGTGTCGCCTTTTGCTCCTGTTGCGCCCGTTGCACCCGTAGCGCCCGTAGTGCCTTGTATGCCCTGCGGTATGCCGAAATTAAGTATTGCCGCTGTACCGCTGCCGGTGTTTGTTACTGTAGCCGAACTGCCTCCGGCTAATGTAGTAGTCGTTCCAATAGATACAGTAGCCGAGCCGTTAGCGCCTTGCGGACCCGGACTGCTTACTACAATCGTCGCTTCTTGCGGCGTTACTACCAGCGTCGTAGGGTCTACGAGTTGAACAATTACAGTCTCCGTCATCGCGTTACCTGAGCGCTAACGAGTATCTGACCTTGTACCAATCTCGTCACAATGCTTGCCGGGGAAGTGATTTCTAAATCGTAATAATAATATCCAGCCACAATCGCGCCGGTTTGTGCAGCTGTGGCGTGTACCGCTACGAGGCCTTGCGTTCCAGTAATAGTAATTCCGCCCGACGGACTTGTTAGGCTCAATACTGCCGTATTGTCGCTTGGTAATGAGCGTAATTGGAGTGCAGCTGTGTAGCCGGTGATGTTAATAGGCGTATTTGTGCTTGTATCTTGGTATACAAAATTGATGTACCAATCAGCGCCCTGATTTATCGAGGTATCGTATTCAACCGCCACTAGGACTCCTTTGTTCGGTGCTAAGCATACCGATATTTTTCTTATTTTCCTTATGCACAATTATGCGAATTACTGACAATTAGCGACAATCTGCGCGAATTATGCAGACTTATTTCGGTTATGCGCAATTATGCTGAATTACTGGTCATCGCTGTTCCGCACTTAAAACAACGCGATGCGCTCTTCGGCATTGGTAATCCGCAACCGGTACAGAAGTTAGCGAGCGCAGAGAAGTATGTTGCCGCGCTGCTCGTTCCAATTAGGCTACTGAACGCTTGTACCATCGCGTCTAGCCGGTCAGGTGAGTCCGGACTTTCCGGTGTCCATGTCGTCATTTGCTCTTCTAGTTTGTCGAATTGCCCTACATGGTGGATTCTGCCCTGTTCGTACATCGCCGCTACCGGTTCCGCTCTCAGCTTCTTTCCGATGTGCGCCCTAATTTCTTGAATAGGTAGGCTCATGTCTACTTGTCGTAGCACCGCGCTCACCATGTCGCCTCCCTGATTTACTTCAACGAGGATTGAGTCTGCTTTATGTTCCCGGAATACATCTACCGCCTTTTGCGCCCATTCGTAAGGTGAACCCTTAAATGAGTAGTCAGCAATCACATACCCGTTGCCAGCTGCGTCGCTTCCGCAGACCATAATTCCTGTCTCGTCGCTGTCTTTTGTGTTTGTTACTGCCGGGTCAATACTTACTGTAATGCGTGCTAGCGGTGGCACTTGTTCAATTCTGTTCCGGTCAATTACTCCCTTAGTCCATAGTGCGCCTTCTACATCGTCTAGTATCTCGCCGTATAACTCCTGCCGGCCGAGTCTTGTTCCGTTGTAACGCGCTTGTAATTCCACTAGGGCTGATGGCGCTAGGTTTTTAGCGTTATCAAATGTGCTTCCTCTAATCACTTTCACGGAGCCATCTGTCTTCGCTACCAACTGACGGATTAGCGCCACCGGCCTTGGAGTCGTCGTAATAATCGTCTTCGGGTGTTCGCCCAATCGTAATCCGAATTGCAGCTGGTCGTATGTATCCGGGTAGCGCCACGCCGCGAGTTCGTCGCACCAAGCACCATGATGTTGCGGACCACGCAATCGGTCAGGTTCGTCAGCCGAGAATAACTTTATTCGGCTTCCGTTAGTCAGTCGTATGTCTCCTGTTGAGCGGTTGTAATAATCTAGCGCTCCGTATTGGTGCAGAATTGGTATTAGCCCGCTCTCGCCTTCCGCGCATGTATCTCTCACATCGCCAAATGTCGGTGCAATTACAGCCCAGCGTGTCCAATTCTGTGTAAGCGCTTGCCACACTATCCATTCTGCAGCTGTGCGCGTCTTTCCTGCTCCGCGCCCGGCTAGGTATAGCCATACTGACCAATCGTTAGTGTTAGTCGGTAATTGCTCTGGTCTCGCTAGTATTGCCTCCCATGTTGCCCGTCTCGCCGCGAGATTGTCTAATGAGTTCAATAATTCGGGCTGTGTGTTCAACGAGTTGCTGACCCTCATAGACTGTTACCTCCGCTTGTACCTTAATTGGTGCGTTTAGATTTAATAGGTTCGCTTCTCTGTCTGCAATCCTCAGCGCTGTATCGATCGCCCGTAGGTCGCCGTCTTTCGCTCTAGGCCAAACAGCCATGTGCATACGCTCTAGCCGGTCTAACTGCATGTCGCGGTATTCCTCTAGGTGCGGCCGTACCATGCGCTCTGCCGCCCTCTGATACATCTTGTAAGCGCCACTAGCGTTCCGGAACCCGACTTCCTGCGCAATCTTTTCCCATGTTACGCCGGCTCTGCGTAGTTCAATAATCTTGATTTCCTTATCCAAGACCGCCGGTGATGGTGCTTTTTTCCTGCTCATGCGTTTCCTTTTCCTTTAGATAAGTAGTCTGCCATAATCTCTGTAATTTGGCTAGGTGACTTATCTCCGGGTAAGTGAATTGCGTTGAATTCGTTAGCGAGGTTGCGGTGCTTCGTTGCTCTTCCTTTAGCCCATGATGGGTTTTGTGCTTTCCCGGTTTCTTGGCTTCGTGCAGCTCTCCGGCGCTCTGCTTCTTCGTCGCTGGTCGTTAGGTAGAACAGGTGCAACTTTCCGTATAGCCGGGCTAGGTCGAAGAATCTTGCGCTCGCTAATCTGTCGCCTTCTCCGTAAATTGTCGCTCCGTCTTCATGTGCGCTTTTGTAGAACCCGCTCATGTGTGTAATTACAGTATTGCCTAGCGTGTCGGTTCCTCCGAAGTGTTCTCTATCCCAGCCTAATGAGTAGACCTTTCCGAGCATAGGCGCTTCGTACTCTTGGTACTTAAATGGCTTGTCGTAGAGGTTAATCTTCGCCCAATCCTTTTGGAACTCCCTAGTCAAGGTTGTTTTGCCGCTTCCCGGCTGCCCTATTAGGTAGATAGTGTCCATTTCATTGCCTCCCGTTTAGGTTCGCTTCCAACTATCCAAAATAATGTCTTGCCGTCAGGATTGTGATACCAGTCAAATGCCCCTGCATTCTTCTCCATGTAATTGAGCGCTTTGCCTTCGTATGTAGGGTGAAAGTCAATTCCGCTTTTCTTGAATGGCATTTTGTCTGTGTACGCGCTGAATTTAGTCGCGTGTAGGTCGTAATGCATTAGGACTATCTGCCCGTCAGTCTGATGTTCCGCCTCTAGGTCTTTATGGTGCATGTAGCGCCGGCGATACTTGTCTCGGATTACTAATCCCGTTGCCCGTTCAATCTTTGCTAAGCGCTCTTCAATCATTCTTAGGCGTGTAGGACCAATCCCGAATAGCGTTACCTTCTTAATGTTTGTTTTGTATTTGGCGAGGCCGTATAGAACGCTTACGCAGCTGTTGCAGCTTCCTGCGGTCATGGCTAGGTGCGTTACTTCGTCGGGAATGTTTTGTACCTGATACGCGCCTACTTCGTGGAATGCCCGTACTTCGTCGTCTTCCGCGTTATCCGGAACTGTAATTCCGTAATTCAATCGGTAGTAGCCTTCGTACTCCGGGAATGATAACAATTTCGTTACATTACTTTGTATGCCGGGATTGTATGCCACTTTGCCGAATACAAACTCTGCTCCGGCTTCCTGAGCGATAGCGACATTTTCGTGCTTAATTGCGCTTTCCGGTTTTGTTCCGCCCAATACGCAGGTAATCGGTAGGCCGTAATGCTTGGCCACTAGCGCTCCCATGCTGAGTTGAGGACTAAGCACGCTTGCTCCCGTAATAATTCCCGGTGCGTCTAGTTTGCTAATCAGGTGTAGCAACTGGCGCAGCTTGCTTCCGTTGATTCCGCCGTAGCCTAGAGGTGCGAAATAGTCTTCTCTCTTCCAATGTATTCCGTCGCGTAATTCCACCGGCGTTAGGTCGTACATGTGGTCTTCCCACTTGACCTTGTCTCGGTTAATTCCCAATACTGGAAAGATTGAGTTAGTCATAGCCATTCCTTAATTGTGCCTTCGTCTACTGCGTCATTGTAATCGTTAGCGTACTCCGGGTATTCCTTGTCCATCATAATGACTTGGCCGGTTGAGCGATAATGATTTTGTTTAATTGGGTGCAGCCCTAGGTCGTTAGGGTTATCTTCAATACGCAGGTGTTCCGGTAGGCAATCGCGCCTTGCTTCCCAAAAGATACTTAAATCTTCCTCCGGCCAATTTTCTTCGTTTTTCTTAATTCTTCCGGCCAGCATGTCGTTATACACATTTGGGTAGCGCCGGTTTGGTCTGTGCCAGCTCTTGTATGTGCAGAGTGTAGATTCTAGAGTGAAGTATGAGACATCGTATTCCCATGCTTTTCCTTTTGCTCTGTTTTTAGCCTGTATTAGCAATTCTTCGCCTTTAACAATCAGCCCTTGCAATAATTCGTTGCTGTATCTCCCGTCAAAGTCCGGGTTAGATTTGTGCCAATCGTGTTTATCTAGCCCAGCCACTATGCATAGGCCGTTGCGATGCGAGCGTGAACCGCTTATGTCCTCGATAAATAGCGTGTCGCAGTCGAATGGTACGCCCATGATTCGTAGGTATTCGAGGTAAGAGAACGCGCTGAGCCGGCCGAATGTAGCAATTCGTCTCGCTGTGTGCCACATTATTGTAAATCCCTGTTCAGCTGTCGCGTACCAAAAATCCTTTTGCGAATCTCCCACCATGCCGAGGTAACTCTGTATCGCGTCTTCTAGCGATTTCTTATGGTATCTGCGGTCAGTATCGAATTCTAGGCGTGCGTAATGCTCTCGGTAGAAGGCAATTAACTCTTTGTGCTGCTCCGGCCTAGGGAATCGCTTATGCAGAATGTAGCTGGTCACCGGGTTTTGTGTATTGCCGTTTAGGAATGCGAACCACAGCGCCTCTTCGTCGTTCCAATTTAGTTTTTCGCGCAGGTAAGGCATTAGGTAATAAACACAGCCGGGGTGAGAGCGATAGCGCAAGTGAAATTCGTAGAAATCTTGGAATACTTGTTCTCTGTATTCCGGCTTCCGGTAATCTACTCCCATGCGCTCATTGGTCTTTTGAGGTCTTCCGCCATTTTTTCTTCGCGCTTGGTGCGGTTTTCTGCTCCCTTTGCCGTCTCTACTGCGAATGTGAAACAGTCTTTCATTCCGCGTAGTGCGTAATACACGATTGAATAGCGGTATCCGTCTTTTGCCGTAGTGTGCATTGGTGTTACTCCATGTACATACTTGTAGCCGGGGAAGAATAAGACCCATCCATCTCTGCACGCGCAAGTGAGGTCGTATTCCGGGAAATTAAGGTATCCGCCTCTCATGTCTCGTCGGACTACCGGCATCGCGCTCCATGTTGCGAAATTAAATCCGTCTCGATGGTATGGCAGCGTAGACGCTCGGTTAATGACTCCGCTTGTCCATAATGCGTCGTCGGTCATTTTCCATTCGTTGCTGATTCCGCTTTTTTCTAATACTTCCGCATCGGCCTCGAATAAGTGCGGTGCGAATTCCTTAAACATTTCTCCGAATTTCTTTGCGAACGCTACTAATACTGCATGCTCTTCGGGTTGTTCATTAGCCAGCGTTGTAGTTCGGCAGCTCTCCCGGCGTTGAAATACTTTGCGCGGAGCCATGCCGAAAGTCCGGGATTGATTTTCCATTCCTGTGCTTGCTCGTTTTGTAGTTCCGTATTTAATAGAGAGTACCGACGCGCGCAATAGATTTACTTCGTCTTCCATTGGCATGTACGCGAGGATTGGCTCTTCGGTTTCGTCGTCAATGAACAATGCAGCTGTGCGGCAATTCGGTTCGAGGTCAGGTACAGTTTTGCCGACTAATTCCGTTGCTTCCTCTGCGCCGATTACGCGCTTAACTCTAATTACAGGTAATTCTGATAGTTTCATTCCGGAGCCTTTTCGCCGTAGTTTTCTTCCAGTAATTTTACCAGCGCGTCAGAGTTGCTAAGCGCTCCTGTTTTGAGCCGGTATTTACCTAATTGCTCAATAGTCCAAATGTATGTTGCGTTTTCTAATTCCACCATAAATACTTTTGTGTCTACTGCCTTGTACCGCTCTGCTAATCCGGCTATTTGTGAGGCAATCTCTTGCTGCCCGTTTTTAGCCAATTCGTCAATTACTTTTGGCGTTTTCTCTTCTTCAATTCTAGCCAACACATCATCGTATTCATCATCGCCGTAGCCCGTATGTTCAAGGTCGTTGAGTCGTTCGAGTAATTTTAATAGCGCGTTATTGTCGTATGCGCTTAGGTCGCCGGTTCTATTGTCTACTAACACAATCTTTGCTGCGGTTTCTTCGTCTATTTCGATGTAAGAGACTTCGATTTCTTTCCAGCCTAAAGATTTTGCAGCTGCGTGCGTGTGATTACCAACTAGTATTTGATTATTGTACTTATTGACAATTATTGGCTTGTATTGGCCGTATTCCGCTAATGACTCTGCTATGAGTTTAATATTTCCCCTGCGTGGGTTGTTTGGGTATGGCTTTAATTCGTCAATCGCTACTGATATTGCATTCATGCCGGCGCTCCTTCTCCTGAAATCTTTTCAATAAGCCGTATTAGCGCTTCGGTGTTTGTGCCGATGTCGTTTTCATTCCTAAATTGTTCGAGTTTTTCCGCCACCCACATGTATCTAGGCTTGTCGTAATCGAACATAATAATTCTTGTAGTGCGCTGCCCTAATGTCTCTTGCCAATCCGCCAGCGTTTTACCCATTACTGTATTTTTTAATTCCGGTTCCGGTGAATCGTATAATTCTTGCAGCTCTTGTAAATCTTTGTCTGTGTATCCGGTTGCGTCTAGGTCGCCCAATGAATCTAATAATCCGAGCAGTTGAGCGTCGTCGTATCCTCCTGCGTCGCTGGTCTTATTGTCCATCAACACAATTTTTGCAGCTGTGTTTTCGTCAGCGTCAATGTATGTCGCTTGTATTGTTGTCCAGCCTAATTTCTTAGCCGCTTCGTAAGTATGATTACCGGCTAGGATTTCATTTGTCCGCTTGTTGATTGTAATTGGCTTGTATTGCCCATAGGTTTCTAGGCTTTTGGCAATTAAGTCAATGTTGCCTTTGCGCGGATTATTCGGGTATGGCTTTAGCGTTATCAACGCTACTTCTTTGATTTCCATTATCGGCCTCCGTTTGTAATTCTAGCAAGAATTGTTCGTGCTGCGTAATTTCAAGACGCGCGTCTAATAAATCATCTAGGCTTTCGAGTAACAAGTTGCGCCGGGTTTTTTCAATGCCGGGTATCGCCAGCATACTTTGTATGTGGCGCATGGCCTCGTCGATGTCGGTGACGGAGGCCTCTTCGGTATTGAGAGCCATGCCCCATAGATTAGCGGTGCTTGCGCTCCTCGCGCTTGATTTTGTACGCCTCTACTTCGGCTCGGTCGTAATACACATTACGCCATTCTCGTCTCTTCCATGCCAGCGTTTTTCGGTGCTGAATCTGTCGGAGATTGTTAATAGTAATTCCGAGGTAATCCGCGACTTCTTGCGAGGACATTTCCGTTAATACAAACTCTTGTATTACCAAGGTGCTGCCTCCGTTACTGACGCTACCGCAGCTTGGCTCTTGCCGGTGCGCGGCATAATTGAGAAATGGCTACCCGTAATGTCAAGCGATGTTTTAGTCTCGCCTTCTTTGTTTGTGTAGGTTGATTGTTTTAATGTTCCCTGTACCAATATCTTGTCGCCTTTATTCACATTATCCATAACGGAATCTGCTTTGCGCTCCCAAAATGTAACGCGGAACCAAATTGTTTCGCCTTCTCCTTTAGCCTTTGACCAAGGTGTATGTGCGAGTGAGAATGTAACTAGAGTTTCATCTTGCGTGAATTTACGCTCCGGTTCGCTTCCCACATTACCTTCGATGGTGATTTGATTTATGCTCATTTGCCTTCTCCTAGTCTTTTCTTTGTTCCGTCGTCTAATAGTAATGCGAATCCGCCGTCAGGCAAACTTATAGGTACTTCCTGCGGCTCTTGCCAGCTTGCGACCATGTAGCCTTTGTTTTCAGCCCATTCCGGGTTCAGGTGGATACTTTTCGTGCCGAGGTTATGGCACTTATGGTGAACGCTGATTAGGTTTGCAGCTGTGTCTTTGCCTCCTCTTGATTTTAATTTTCTATGGTGTAGCGCCATGCTATCTTCGGCCGCGCCGCCGCATACTTCGCAATAATTTGCAGCTCTCTCTTGGACAATCTTGACCAACGCTTTGTCCATTGCTGCTCCTTGCTAATACCAAGCATTTCCCCTTTTGGCATTTCTTTGCCAAAATCCCCAAGCCTTACATGGAGAGCCGTAGCGCTTAGTAATGTAACGCAATCCGGCCGTAATCTGAATAGTAGCCTCTTTTGGCTTGTATGGGTAATTGTAATTAGACCATGTCTGAGGCAGGAATTGAGCAATCCCGAATGCGCCGGAGCCTTTGTTATGTGCTTTTGGGTTCCAATGGCTTTCGTGTTCCCACAGTTGCACTAGGCAGTTGTATTCGCGTTTGCTTCCCCATTGACGCATTACTTTAGAGTAGGCGTAGAGTTTTGGGTGCACTTGCGCTTTCATCTCAATAGTCATCATAAGCGGCGTTGCAGCTGGTACTGAGATGGTGTTGCAAAATCCTACCAAGATGGCTGTTACAAGGATTCCGCGTTTAACGCTTATACGGAGGCCTTTGCCTCTTTCGCGCAGACTCCGCAGAGTTGCTCTCCGTAATGCCAAGCGCCGTAGGCGCAATTCTTTCGGCTAATCATTTTGTCGTTGCTATTCATTTTCGTTCCCCTTTGATTGGTGATAGCGAATAGTGAGTTAATTGTATCCGTAATTAGGGTTTTGCCTCCGGTAGAAAGGTGAAAGACCCGGAGGCTAACCGGGAGCGCAGTATTGGCTAGGCTGAGGTTAGGACAGCCATCATGACCAAACTTAGAGGTATGCGGCCTCTTTAACGCTCGATTCGAGTAAATCGGGTTTCTTGTTTTTCGCGCTGTTCGATTTCTTTATTTAGTTTTGTGACGAGGTATTGCTCCTCAGCTGCCGCAATAAATGATTCCATGACCCCGTCGAGATTTACCAAGATAGCCCACATTAGCGCCGGGTCTTTTTTCCTTGCGCCTTTGCGTAGCAGCTGCGCTGCCGTCTTCATAAAATCTCTTACTTGCGGGTCGTACTCGGTCATTGGATTTTCCTTGCTCCTTCGGGTGCCATTTCCCACATTGCCGAGTTTAGCGCTTCATAATCCAATTTAGCAGAAATCCATTTAATGCGGTCAGGCGTTGCTTGCGTGTCTAATCCTGAATCCCGGCAGAAATCTATGTAAGGTCGCTTGCCTTTGTAATCTTTCATAAACGAGACGGCCGCTTGGTAGGTTGAATAGTCGTTATCTATCCACAACATTACATTCCAGCTGGCGTAATTTTTCCAGCCTGAGTATTCCCGGTCTTCGTTGCTTGTCTCTCGTAGCGCCATTTTATCGCCCCGTTACTGAGTAGATGTAACTTGCTCGGTCTTCGAATTGCTGGTCATTCTCGTCTTCCGGGAATGTGAACGCCTCGGTAGCCTCTGTATGGCAGCAAGGAGTAACCGGGAATTCGTTTTTCGCGTCGTATAACAATTCCGTTATCTTCCATGTGTTCCGGCCTTGATTGCACCAGCCGCACTCGAATTCGTCAGTAGGGTCTACATACTGAATTTCTGCGAATTGCGTGGCTTCTTGTAGTGTAATTTTGCGATTCCTGTCGCATTCGTCTGTGCAGCTTTGGATTTCCCATTTGGTGCATAGTGAGCATGGGCAAATCGAATTATGATTAAGTGGAGCGCGTATCACTCCTATTGCTCTTAGCATGGCAGAGTCTCCGGCGGCTGCCTTCTCAATTTCCGCTGCCATCTTTTCAATGAGGTCGATTTCTTTGCGTGTTAATTGGCTCATGGGTATAACAACTCCTTACAGAATTGGCTCATCTCGGATACGGGTACTTTGCATTGCTTGGGTGTCGTCAATTCGCTTCCAGCCCAAATCAGGCTGAGGAATACGATTGCCGCTAATACTCTGCGTCGCTTTACATACTTGCGTTCCATTCTCATTTTGCACTCATTTCTTCTAGGTGCATAGCGAACGCTTCTAATTGGTCGTTAGTGCAGATTGAGGCTATTGCTCCAACGAGGAATTCCACGCCGGTATCCGGCTGCAGCTTGCGTACTAATGAAGCAATTCTGCCTTCCAATGTTGCTGATGTGAGGAATGTAATTCCCGCTCCGTCGTCAATGAATCTACTCATTAGTTTGTATCCCTATTTTGAGGTTTGTATTGTTGTATTATTTGTTCTCCTAAATTTTTTGTATAAATTGGCGGTATTGCTTCTACTAATTCACTCCATAACATCCAATGAATTCCCATGGCTATTCTTGCTTCTTCTATTGTTTTTGCCGTATGACCTCCATTAGGAATTTCATCTTTCATCGAACCATAAATACCAATAGGTTTTCCCTGTTCTTTGTGTTTGCATAAAGAACCTTTTAATGAAATGTTTGATTCAAAATTCCTGTGTCGCCGCACTTTCAAATTAAATGAAGAACCACATAATGTTACGGGGTTAATTAGTGGAGCTCCGGGTACATTTTCAATAATGTATACACCTCCCCATTCTTGTAAACCTGTTCGAGTTTGAGGAATTAAATCTATTTTTTGTGTATTTTTTCCTTGCGCGTTTCGTAAATGTTTTGTAATACTATGAGTCTGGCATGGAGGACTGGCGCTGATAACATCGAAATTAGATAAATAATTTTTATCTGCCAATACTTCTAATGCGTTTGCTTGAATAAATTCAAATGGGTATCGTTTTTGTTTTTTTATGTCCACGCCCGTAACTTCGAAACCTGCTTCTTGATACCCTTGACTTGCTCCTCCTGCTTTGCAGTATAAATCTAATAATTTTAATGTTTTCATAATGATTTTATTTTATTTCCGGTATTGCTAAACCGAAAATAAATCCTCCTCCGTTACCTTCCGGGTCTTGACTGATTTCGATTTGACTTATAGTTTTATCGGCAAACTGCACTGTAAAAGTAGGGAATCCACTTTGATAATCTTCTTCATCTAAATTATCTGTTTTGATTCCATCAAAAGATAAAATTGTTGCGCCGACTAAACTTTTATAGTATTTGTCGTAATAAGTTTCTTTTTTTTCTATTGTTTCTATGTTTTTCTTTGTTGATGGCATTTGCTTTCCTAACTGTTGGGAGACTTTGTTTGTCTCTGTTAGGTTGAATTCTGCCTTACATTTTGTAATTTGTCTGCTCTTTTGGAAAGTTTTTTTAATTTATTTTTTCTACGCGCACTTCTAATCCGGGCATACCGCCGTAGATTTTCATTGCATGTATTTCAGTTACTTGTCCGTCGTCTTTGTAAGCCACCGCCGTTAGTGCGTCGAGTGCAGCTCTCGTCAGCTTGTCTAAATCCGGCGCAACAGATGGTGATGGCCGTTTAATTGTTTTTGGTCTCGGCATGATGAATAGCAGCGTTACTTTCATTGCGCCTTCTTCGGGTTTGCAGCCGGCTAATGTTGCTTCCCAGCCGATAGTGGAACGCCAAACCGCGAGTGCGCTACCTTGCGAGTGCAGCACTCTTCCGTTAATTACCTTCATGCTTCCTTGCGGAACCGGTAATCCATTTACCCTGAATTCAATCACACAGCAAGTGTAACTATGCCATTTACAATCGCTGTTGAGGAATTGAATTCGTTATCGTAGAGGAATAAATCGTAGGTTCCGATGTTGTCCGGACCCATAATTCCTTTGATTGTCAATTCCTTAGAATTAAGGATAATTGTGTCGCCGAATTGCAGCTTGGCTGCGTCGGTGGGTACTAATTGCTTGCCCATGCTCACCTCCCTTTGTGAGTTAGGTTACGCATTAGTGTAACCCTTACGGATAATCTGAGCAACTAAACACGCTTCAATAATTCTTTGAGACTTTCGGGCATAGGCACCGCTTTTGCCTTTGCCGCATTATCCAGTTCTACGAGCCTCTGAGCCGCTTCTCGCTCCTTTGTAGCCCTTTCCCTAGCCTCAGCCTTTTCCCTGTCTCTAATCTCCTCCTGAGTGAGTTTACGGGGTGGTAGAGGCTCATCTAGCCACCGCTCTCCGTTAAGCCATGTAGCCGGGTGAGGAGTGAATGTTTCATCTCGGTTCGGGTCAGCCGCAAATCGCTGCGCCCCGGCGATTGCTGCCAGCTGGTCGTCAGCCGTCAATTTCTCCCATGCTTTTCTTGCCGCGCCCTTCGCCGTTTTCCTTGGAAATGCTTTCCAAAAATTATCGAATTCTCCGGGTGTTTCTATGGGTGTTTCTATAGGGTGTTTCATGGGTCGTGAAAGTCGCCCCGTTCCCGTCGTCATTGTCGCCTCGTTAGCGTCGTCAATGTCGCCCCGGTTTTCTTTACGCGGCGGCAATTTGTCGTCTCGTAGTTTTTTTAGGACTATCGTGTATCGGTGAGGCCGGCGGTCATCTCTGCAATTAGCCGAGCCGCCTCCTCGCTTCTCGACCCAAAGGTAACCTTTTGCCACCAGCTCGTTAATGCTCCTTTGTACTGTTCGGACATTGCAGCTTGCTCGCGTCGCAATCGTCAGTTGGCTTGGCCATGCATTGTCTCCTTCGTCTGTTGCGTGGTCAGCGATTACTAGGAGAATCATCTTCTCTGTTGTCGGTAGATTCGTTCTCCACACTTCGCTCATCACTCGAATGCTCATCTGCAATAGCCTCTATTTCTTCTCTTGAAATGCCGTATTGGGTCAATGCTCGTATCGCGTTTTCGCGCAGCTGTGAGCCATCGCGTTTTTTCAATGCGCTCCGCTCCTTCGTTAGCAACCCGCCCCACATTCCATAATCTTCGCTGCCCATTGCGTAATTCAGGCACTCTTTCCAAATCGGGCAGCCGCCGCATACTCTTCTAATCGCTTCCGTATCGAGCCAATTACTTGCAGCTCTGTTTTCTTCTAGTATGTAAAAGAGACTTACGGGAGCGCCGTCACACGCTCCCTTACTCCAATTTACTTTGTCGTACCCGGACATCCGACTTCTCCGCTCGCATCATAGTAATTGCAATAGTTAGCGCAAAATCCTGACCACTTCTCCGGAGCCGGTGCTTCGTTTTTAGCCGCCATTTCTTTTACTTCGTCTAACCATGCGATAGCTGCTAATGCAGCTGCTTCGTCATAAGGTTCCCGGTGACTTCTAATGTCTGCCATGTCGCCGTCTCTTGCAACAGCGACGAGTGATACATCATTTACTGTATAGCCATTTTTACTGAGCAACCAGCCATACAGTTGCACTTGCCACCTTTGCTGCTCGCTAGGAAAGTAGCGTAGGCTTTTCTTCTTTGTCGTCTTCCAATCTACGACTAGTCCAATGTCTTTAATAAATAAATCACAATGCCCTTTTAGCCCGTCGTATTCGAACTCTTGTTCGATTAAGAAATTTTCTCCGAACGGGTCTTCGCGTTTAATTGCTTCGGCAATTCCTGAGTGTATGAAAGTACCGAGAATTGCGGCTAGGCTTTCGGTATCCGGGTTTGTCTTCGGTGCTTCTTGCAGCTGGTAGAACACCTGCCGACGGCAGCCTCCGACACTAGATGGACCGACTTCTACTTGCTTGCTTCGGTCTCGGTTTTTATCGTATGCATTCAGGCTTTTAGCCAATAATTCATTTAGGTCTGTCATCGCTCTTCCAAATCGTTAGTAGTAATACATCAGGGTTTAGAGGGTCTATTCCAAATACTTTTGCAATCTCTTCGCCGATCACTTGCCGCCAATAATGCTCGAATTCGTGCGCAATTATTTCCCACGCATTGACTCCTGTTCCGCCGTCGAGATTGCGTAATCCTGAATCGTGTACTACTAGGTCTCTTGCGTCTTGGCGAATAAATGCGAGCGCTTGGTCGTATAACGCGATTCGCTCAATCATGCATTTGTCCGAATAGTTTGAGTGCTGCCCTAATTGCTGAGTCATCTAATTCCGGGTGCTTCTTCTTGTATGCGTCAATGAACGCTTGCTCAGCTGTGTGCGTGAGTTTGTCTTCTACTCCTTCGCTCATACTTCCATGCTCGCTCTCACCGATACCGAAATACTGCGTGCTATGTCTACCTGAGTGCGAATTCTGTTGCTGTTTTCTTTTGCAGCTTTGACTTCCGCTTCTGCAATAGCCAGCGCCCGGCGTAAATCCTGATTCTCAACTACCGCTGTCGCTTCTCCGAGCGCAACAGTCATCTTCAAATCCGGGTGCGAGTTTTTAATCTTTGACTTAGCCATCGCAATTTCGTATTCGGCTTTTGTCGTTTGGTATTTATGTTCCGTAGAGGCGAAATAGTCATGCGCTTCGTCTACTAGTTTGCTGAGGTCGTAGAGTCGTTTTTCGACTTGCGCCGGCGTAACTACATTACTGCTCATTCTCCATTTCCTCCTCATCCAATTCGCTGACGCTTTCGGCTATGTCTGCTTTATCTTGTACGACAGACAAATGCTCCTTTGCCTTGCGCTTCTCAATCTCCAATACTTTCCATGAGTCTGAGGCATAGCCGAATGGGTCGGGAGTTAATTGGTAGCCAGCTGCGTCGAGGCCTTTTCCGACTTCTACCGCGTCCATTTTTAGCGCTTCGGCTAACCGATGGATACTGACTTGCTGATGATTGATTGCAACGAGCCAACCCGTAGTCGGTTCGAATTTCTTAGTCTTGTCGCTCATAGTTTTCCTCCACAATGTTTGCAAGTGTCTTGTACCTTGCGCTCTGATATTTCTCTTCCGTTTATGAATTCTTCCGTTACATAAACTGAACAGCGGTTACGCTTTTCTTTCAAGCGGTAAATGTAGCCTTCTTTATGTAGCACAGATAACGAGCCGCTGGATTGTCCGGCGTGCCAATTCTCAATTTCGCCTAATTCTTTCCATGTGAGGCCGCGCTCGCCCTGCGTTTGTACGCGGTACAGGCTTATGCGCTGACAATGTGCCGTTAATCCGCTCTTGTCGTCTTCCAATACCCGGTCGCGGCTGGCATCGCTTCCCTGCCAGCCGCTTGTACCCGCGTAGGGAGTGAGAGGCAATACCAACTCTCCCATTACATCCAACCCTTTTCTCCGGCTAATTTTACTAGCGCGTCTTTTAAGGTTGTTCCGTCTACTGGTACATCTAAAATATCTTTCCGGTTATTCCAAAATGCCGTTGCTTCCTGTTTGCTTTGTAGGATAGGCAATTCTTCTAGCGCCATTTTTGCAGCTGTGATTTCTTCCGGCGCGTAGACTTTCGGCTCCTTGCTTTTAATCGGCTTACGCGGTTCAGCTTGGTAGCGTTCGACCTTTTCCATTTCTTCGCGGCTTGCTCGCTTGCCCTGAGAAGCGTAATTGCAATTCGCTAATGCGCGGCCTAGAGCCGAGGTCTCACAGTTTTCTAATGCTGATGTTCTATTAACAGGAGAAGCGTTAATAATCTCTTCCGCGTAACCTGTCGCTGTTGGATTGATGTCATCTTTGTCAAAATAAATCTCTGCCTTGACAATAAAACTGCGTTCATCTTGGAACACTTTATCTGTCCAAGTTCGGCCGTTTGGGTGGTCTGCCCAAAACTTTGCCAATCTGCTTTCAACTGTCTCGTACTCTTCGAGGTTAAACTTTCCAGCCATTTTCTATGCCTTCCTGCGTTTTGGGTTCCGGTGTTGGAACCTGTTGCGGCTAATTGTGCCTTACTTTCTCGGATTATGGTCTCTTTGTGTAATCTTATTTTGGTGCGTGTCGTATGAGAGGATTGCCTTATGACCACACTAATAGCCGTTCAACATGAAGACTGGTGTCTAATTGCCGGGGATTCTCAAACCACTTCTTACCATTTGTCTGCCGACTGTTCTCCAATGGGCAAGATTGCTCAGAATGGTAAATACCTTGTTGCAGCTGCGGGTCTTGTTCGCGGAATGAATCTGATTCAGCATTCTTTTACTCCTCCTCCTCCGCCCCGTTCCAACCTTGATAAATTTATGGTCACGCAATTTGTTCCGGCCTTGCGTAAGTGTTTTCAAGCAGCCGGTTACGACATGAAAGACGACGGCGATGTTGCGCAGCACGATAACGAGTTCATTATTGCCGTTAATGGCGTTTTGTATTTAATTGACGAGGCCTACGGAATTGAGCGCACTTCTAATCGCGTTTATGTAACCGGTACAGGTATGGAGTTAGCCCTCGGTGCTGCCGACGCTCTTGGCGTTGCTGATGTTGATGAGTGGGAAGAGGCTGTAGAGATTGTTGAAGCAGCTGTAAACACAGCAATCAAATACGACATTTACTCCGGCGGCGCTGTCCAGTTCGCTTTGCAAAATACTCATGGTAAGTCTTGGATTACTAATGGCTAGGGTTTTCCGCCCCAGCCACCTCCTGTAAAAATAGCCGGCGTAGCCTGAATGACTTTGTTCATTCCCTCTTTGCAGTTCGGGCAATCCACTTTATGCTCCTCCTGGAAACTGAAATAATGCTCTTCTAGCCGCAAGCATTTTTCGCACTTAAATTCGTAAAAAGGTGACATCTACGCCTCCAATACCGCTTTAGCAAATCGAATTCTAGCCTGTTCAAAAAATAATTTACCCATCCAGTCGAGCGGCTCCGGCGGTTGTAAATCTAATACCGCTGTGTAAATCGCGTCGCGCTGTTCGGCTAGGTGCATTTCGAGCGTTTTTTCCATTAGTCTAACCACACTTTGTATCCAGCTGTGACGCGGCCTTTTACCGGGTCAATAAAATGTAGTCGCTGTGATGGCGTTGCGCTCGCTGCCAGCATTACTCCGGCGTATCTGTTGTCGCTTTCGGTGCTGCCCGTTTGATAGACCGAGCCTTGTCCGTTAGCCATCGCCCACTCTGCGTGCGTATGGTAATGGCCGATGTACACATCTCTGAATTCCCAAGGGTATGAGCCGCTTCGCCAGCGGTTAGCGTGTTGCACAATCGCGCCGGGTGAGGCGAATCCATTGCGCCCTACTTCGTCTCCATGTATCAAGAGCGCTCGATAGGTTCCGATTTCCACTCTCTGTATGTCTTCCGGGCAGTCTTGCCATGTGAGTCGCTTTTCTCCTTGTAGGAGTTGCTTTGCCAACTCATAGCACATCCGGTCAAAATTGTCGGAGCGAGGAACATTATCGCGTTTAGAACCAATCCGGCCATGATTTCCCCATTCCGGAACGACTGTTACCTTCTTGTAGTTTGCCAGCGCGTATCTAACTACATCTACGCATAACCGGCTTACATTCACATACTGCTCGAATAATGTCGAGTCGATTTCAAACGCTTGGCTAGGGAAATTGAAGAGGCCTTCAATCATGTCTCCGCCGAATAAGATAAATACTTCGTCTACTGGGTGGTCAGCTCGGTGAATGTCTGTAATTCGTACTGCCTTTTCAGCGAATGCCAATACCCTATCGCGCATTATTTCGCTGTTGTAGGAGGTAGTTTTTTTAGCTCCTTGCCAATCTGTTAAATGCCACAATGCTACTTCCGGCTTCTTTTTATTTTTATGTAATTTTGGCTCCGGAACATTGGCAATTTTGCCGGCGGCTAATGTAGCGTCGTATGCAGCTGTGTGCGTAGCCGCAACTAGGTCATCTACCTTTTGTTTAGTCTCCATTAGTTTCTTTTGCGTGCGCATAAGCGCTTTACGCAATTCAATTACATCGCTGCTTTCGATTCCTTCCGGCAGCTCGTCGAATTTATCCTGTAGGCTCATCAGTCATCGCAATCTCTCGGCCGTGAATTGTGTAGCCTAATTTGTCTTGCCAAGAATCTTCGTGCATAGGATTTGCTATGCACCGCACGCTCTTGTAAGCGTCAAGCATTAGCGCGACTTGCCACGCCGGAATATCGTCTGTTGAGAGCAGCGCTCCCCAAACTCTTCCGGTAATTGCAAAATTGGTATGCGCGTCTCCGTAAATTATTTGGCGCTCTTCTAGGATTTCGTTTATTTTTTCGGACATTTGCAGCCGCCAATTCTGTGTCGTCGTATTGCTTCGTTACTGCTTTTGACGCCTTCTTTTCTTAGCGCCATCAACACTTCGTTTGCCGAATACCCTTTAGTCCATGCATCGTCTAATGCCTTTTGGTCTGCCGGCGTTAAGGAGTTGTACATTGCCATGTACGCGCACTCTTTTTTGTTTTTCTTCTTTATTGCAATTTCGCTGAGGTTGTCTGCTAATCCCATTTTGCCTCCTTATGCACATCTTATCCACAAAATGCAAGAACCTCCACTCTGCTTCCCCGGCAGAATAGAGGTTCTTCGCTATTTAGTTTTTATCCTTTTGCGGACTTCTTTGCATCTGCCTTGACCAGCTTGTTAATTTCGACTGTTGCTTCATCAGCCACCATGCCGAACGCTGCGTCTTTAGGGTTCATTGCCCGGATAGCCGGTGCAATTACGGCGATAGCCGCAGCTGCGAGCAATTCTTTAGGCTGTGTTTTGCCGGTAGAAATTGCCACGCCGATTGCCACAATCGCTGCCCGGCCGTATGAGGCTAGGGCTGCCTGTAGTGCTTTATTCATCTTTACTCCTTTGGTCTTCCTACTGCCATAATTAGCGAGTAAGAACGCTTCTTGATGTAATAGCCGTCTCCGTTGGATTGACTACCGCTGTTGTCCGGACCCGTATTGCCTTCGTAAGCATAAATGTATTTGAGCAACGAGTTATTGCCTTTTACGATTCCTACATGGTCAGGCTCCGCGTCAGCGTCGAATTGGTAGAACACGATGTCTCCGGCTTGCGCTTGGCCGACCGGCACGAGTTGATTATTCTTGGCTAGGTACTTCATCCATTCGTCGCAGCTGGCGAATCCTTTTGGCTTGGATTTAGGCGCTACGCTTAAGATTGCCCCTGCGTCAAAGAAGATTTTAGACGCGCTTATCGCGCACCAAGGTTGATGATTTAAGCCGTACCAAATCCCAAATGGCGTATCGTTATTAGCGCCTTCTTTGTATCCGACATGGCTTGCCGCTCCTGCTAATACCTTCTGAATGTCCGGCATTTTATTCTCCTAATTTAGCCTTTAAGACTGCTAAATCTAGCATCAATGTATGCAGAGTTTCGTCTTGCCGATTCATTTGGTCTTTCATGCTGCCTCCGCCGTTTTCGTACAGCTGGTACTCAATCTTGTCTAGCCGCTTGTTGAGTTTGTAGAATACCCGAAATCCCCCGCCTATAATTACAATGATTTCTAATAATGAGCGTGCAGCGTTAATTTTGTCGGCAGTGGACATTCAGCGCCCTTTCGGGTTATGTAAGAGTTATGGTCTTAATTGTACCAGCGCTGTTTACAAATTTTAATGTGCTGCTAGTCGAGTTGTACCACATGTCTCCGTTGCGTGGATTCGTAGGGTCTGTAGTTACAATCGGTACTGTGAATCGCTGTGCCGTTTCCAGCTTGCGTACTCTTGCGAGTATGTCGTCGAAATAAGGTTTTAATTGAAATGGCTGATTTATGTAGCCCATTAGTATGTTCCCGTCGTCAGAGTTAGCGTCACTCTTTCCGGACCATCTTCTCCGGGTGTAACGCTTAATGCGACAATTCTATAGATAGCGTCTAATCCTGTCGGGAATCGGTTGTCGTTGATAATAACGCGCACTTCGTCGCTTACTTCGTATGAGCCGTATGTAGGTACTTGGCTTGGCGGCGCTACTATTTTTAGCGTAGTTGGTGGGTAACTTACCGCTGTAATTTGAGATGAGGCTAATCCGGCCAAGAGCGTGCTATCTGTAATATCTGAATAGTTTGCTTGGTCTTCTAGTAATGGCCAGCCCGCTGCCAGCTTTGTCGAGTCTGTAGCCGTTTGGATTAGTTTGCCTTCGTTGCTTCCTGCTCCCAGCGCGTAAATTGTGTTTGCAGCTGTAATGCCGTCTTCCGGATAAATGTATTCCACCATGTTGCCGGGGAATTGAAATACAGGAGCCGTTGCAGATGTGCTGGAATAAGTTTTGCCATTTTTAGGGTAATAAGTATTAAATGATTTTGCCGGGTTTCCGTCGCCGTCGTAATACACGCTAATTTCGAAATCGAATCCGTTAGTCTGTGTTGCTAAATCTTGTACCGCTGATAGCACTTGCTTGTATTCGTAATTGTAATAAGTGCGTGAAACTAGAACGCCCGATGTATTGCTAGAGCCTGAATCTTGATTGTAGAGCAGCCCGATATTGCCGCCGGTAACTCCTTGCGCGTTGCTAATAAGTGCTTGCGCGATTTGCAGCTGGTCTGTACTTGTGTACGCCGTAGTTGTAGTGATTCTTCGACGCTCAAAATACGATAAGAATTCTCTAGCCGTAAATGTAAGTGTTTGAGAAGTAGAGTTGTATTCTCTTCCCCACAGCACTCCGCCCCAAACCAGTTGCCCATTCCTGTCTACATAGATTGCAGTTCGGCCGGGGATTGTTCCGTTAGCCACATTTAATCCTGCCGCATTGACTCCGGAGAGCAGCAAGTGGCCTGATAATGTTCCGGCGCTGTTGAGTTGCTGAGTAAAATTAACGCCGGTAATTGGCAGCTCTGCGAGAATAGTATTGGTGCGTAGGTCGGCAAATAAATACCGGTATTGCGTGGTAGCCATTTGCCAACCTTTCTAATTATTTTTTAGGCGCTTCGATTTCTTGATTTGTGTTTTCGATCGCAGCTTGTACTTCAATTTTGTCAGCCAATTTAATTTCATTGACTAATTCATAAGTACCGCCGTCGCCTTTGTTGCATTCTGCAAAGAATTGTGCTTCGTTTGCGCCGCGTTGCTCGGCGTATTCGTGACCGCAATTTGAGCATTTGTATTCGTATCGAACTGTCATTTTAACTCCTTAGTTATTAGTAGTAAATAAGAATACAGCCGTTGCCGCCAGCGCCACCGGTAGAACTGCCGCCGCCGCCGCCACCGCCGCCAGAACCGCCAGCACCGCCATTAAAACTGGTACCGACGCTGCCATTGGCTAATACTCCCGCTCCTCCGCCTCCTGAGTAACTGGTACCAGCTCCGCCAGTAAATCCCCACACACTATTTCCGCCAGCTGCGCCAGTAGTACCGCAACCGCCTCCGCCGCCTACCCAACCAGCACCACCTGCAGACCCAGCGGTAGGTGGCGAACTGCCGTTAGCGCCGCCTCCGCCACCTGAAGTTCCACTACCGCCCGGCGTTGAAGAGTCAGCACCGGCAGCGCCATAGCCATAAATTGTTGTGCTTGCTTTGCCGGGAACTTGACCATAAAAACCTGTACCGCCGTTAAAACCGCCTCCGGAAGTAGCCTGATTTCCTGCACCGCCGCCACCGATAGTTCCTATTTGTGTGGCGCTGTAGGTACCGCCAAACCCCGCAACAAGATTACTAAATACAGTTACTCCTGCAGCTCCACCAATTACGCAAGGAGTTGAAGTTTTTACATACGCAAAGCCGGCAGTAACGCCACCGCCACCGCCACCGGTGAAATAAGTGTTACCGCTTCCATTTCCTCCGCCACCAACAAGAATTGCATAAACCCAAGTAGTACCGGCTGGGAAAGTAACCGATGTTCCCGAAGTAATTGTCTGTTGAAGCGTTAGCCCGTAAGGCGTTGCAGTATTGAGACCCATTTAAATATCCTTGTCCATTAGTAAAACAGAAGAATACAACCGCCGCCACCAACTGCGCCAGTAGTTCCACCACCACCACCGCCACCGCCTGAGCCGCCTGCTCCGCCAGTAGTTCCTGAGTAGTTAGATCCCACTGCTAGTAGGCCTCCTCCTCCACCACCGCCGTTACCTGAGCCAGTTGATGCCGAACCGCCAGCAAAAAATCCTGCTCCACCGGCTCCGCCAAATGCCGCAGTTGCGACTCCTCCGCCACCGCCAGTAATTCCGCCAGTACCGCCAGCGCCTTGACCATTTACTCCGCTTGCGCCGCCTCCGCCGCCCGAAACGCCTTTACCGGCTATAGAAGACGCACCAGCGCCTCCGGCACCTACTCCATGAGCGGGGGTAAATTGAGTATTGTCTCCGGGTGGACCTCCATAAAAACTAATACCTCCGGCGTATCCGTTAGAGTTTCCATTACCTCCTCCTGCTCCGCCTAAAACTCCCGTAGAGGCAGATTGTCCGCCGCTTCCGCCTCCCGCTGCTAATCCACCAATGTAAGTTATGCCCCCAGCACCACCAACTGAACCACCCGCTCCAATAACACAAGGAGTAGTAGTTGAAACTTTTATCCATCCAGCTGTGACGCCGCCTCCGCCTCCGCCCGAACCAAGAGTTGAAGATGAATTACCACCTCCTCCTCCGCCAACAAGGATTGCATAAGCCCAACTAATACCCGCAGGTATAGTTACTGAGGTACCACTAGTAATAGTTTGTTGAAGTGCTAAACCAACCGGCGAGCCGCCGGGAACTCCTGCGCCGCCGCCAAATGCAAATCCTGCTAGTAATGGACTCATTGTGCCTCCTTATGCGAACTTAGTTTGAGCCGCAACTACTGTGTAAGTAGCTGACGCTGTTTTGATAATGGTAAAAGAATAGCAATCTACGCTGCTTGCGTTTCCTGCGCTTGGTGCTGTTCCGCCAGCCCATTTTGGAGTTACTGATGTGCCGTCTACTTGGTAAGCCGTAGGGTAATACGCTGTAGATCCGTTTGTAATGAGTAATACGCAACTGACCGATTGCCCTGTACTTAATACTGTATTTAATGTTGTTCCGGAATTGCCTCGGAAATTAACTGTTCCGTTAGCCGTTGCGCTGGCGGTTATGTAAACTACTCCGCCGCTTAAAACATCGAATGTATAGCCAGCGAATCCTGTTCCAACGATATTGACTACTTCGTTTGGCGCTTGTAAATACTTGTTTGTTAATGTGTCGGTGGTAGTACGCGCTACTAATGTATCTGCCGCGTCAGGTAGCACTAATGTTTTGGCTGTAGTAAATGCTGATTGCAATACTCCGGTAATACCCGTAGTTCCAGTTACATCTATGTTGAGTCTTTTTGTTGCGTCAGTTGCGTCAATAATGTAGGTAGTTGAATCTGAGAGAGATTTATTTGTTAGCGTTGCTGTTCCGCTTGCTGTTAAGCCGGGAAGTAATGTAGTTGTCTCTGTTCGTGTATCTGTAATGTTAGCCGTTAAAATAGATGTTACGCCGGCTCCGACTGCAACAGTAGCGAGTGAAATTGAGTTTGTAGGCGTTGTTGGTGCTGTTGGTGAAGCAGCTGGCGTTCCAGCGACCACATTTATGCTTACAGTATTGAGTGAGCCGGTGTAATAAGCATCTGAGACTGTAATGCAAATTCGGTCAATTCGTGGGTTAGAAGCGTTTGCCGTTGTAATAGTTGCAACCGCGTCTGCGTCGTTAAATGCTGTGTATACGCCCATGTTGCTTTGATAGTTGCCCACGATTGCCGCGTAACCGGATTTTACAATTACGCTCATTCCGGCAGGGCTATTTTGTGTTACTTGTAAAGAGGTTGAAACGGCGCTTAATCCAATAACGCCCGTAGTATTAAAGAGCGCTTGCTCGGTTAGGCGGTCGTTTTCGGCAGGGTGAGAGCCATTCTGTAGCCAGCTTGGTGGTGTTCTTAATGCCATTTTTTCTCTCCTAGATGTATGCCGAGCGCCATGATACTGTTGCTGTCGTCGTACCCGCAAGTGTACCCGTACCAGTTAAATAAAATTGAGATGTTCCCGGAGGAGCGCTGAACCAATTTGAGCCTCCGCTAATTAGATTTCTTGCAGCTGCTCCGTTAAGCGTAATTAGTTTGCTGTCTAAATCTATAACGATGGTATCTGTATTTGCATAAGTGCCTTGTATCGTAATGTAATAGCCCTGCGTCGTATTGCCTAGAATTGGGTTAGTTATAGGACCATTGAGCGTAATTGTTGGGTAAGTCGTTGCCCAGCCGTTATTTGTTACCGAAGTGGTAATAGCCGTTGAGCCTCCGCCGTAGACCAATGGATACACGCGATTGTATGTACGGCCTAGTGGATTTCCTACAGTCATTGAGGCCGTTTGTAATGTGTCGTCGTAATAGCGTGGGTCAGCGCAGAAGAATGTGTATTGGCTTTTAATGAATCCGTATGTGTAATCCGGGTCTACTAATGTTCGGTTTTGACGCACGCGAGCATTTACTCTTTGTAGGCCTCCTGCCGTAGACATTTGGAATTGCATTACTGTAGTTCCGCTGGTCTGTGGCAATAGATTTTGCTGCAATAAATTGTAATTAAATTGTGCGCTTGACGACATGTTCATAGTTCCGCCGCTTGTCCGGGTATCGGTTAGCGTGACGGGTATTGTGAATTGCGTAGTGCTAAGGACTGTTGCTACTTGCGATGTCTGATTAAATCCGGTTCCCGCTGTTCCGCTTGGATTTCCCGTAGAAATTACGCCGGTTATTGTAACTATTTGATTACTGACTAAATTATGCGCGGTTGCGGTGGTATAGGTAATAACGCCGGTTCCCGTTGCTGTTGCTGCCGAGATTGCAGCTGTGCTGGAATTGCCCAGCGTCAATACAGTTATAGTAATGTCTCTTCCGGATAAGAAATCGTTACCCGTAAACATTCCGTCAGCGTAGCCTCGGTTGTCGTCTTGATTTCTAATTCCCGGTAGTGCTTCTAATCCGTCTACTGCGAGGATTTGATGCATTGAATTAGAGCCGCCGAACACATACCCGTTAAATGCAAATGAATAGTTAGCAAGCGAAGATACTGTAGGCATTAGTGAGTACTCTCCCAAAGTCGCCAATCGGCCACGCTAGATACCGCTTGCGGTGTTCCGAATTTTACTGCATTGTCGATTTGCTTTGCAGCTGCCGCCGGGTCGGCCATGTTTACGCCCGTTACATTGTAATTGTAAACATAATTTCTATTTCCGTTTAATGCTTTTGCCTTTGCAGCGTCGAATGATTCTGTATTACCGGAAGAATCTACTCGCACTAGTGAGTAATTAGCAGCCGGCGAGTTTGTAATTGCATTCGCTGCGTCTTTTGCTGCCCCGAGGTCTTTGAGTTTTTGAGCCGTTGCGTCGAGGTCTTTGCTGAGCGCGTCTAGTTTGTCTTTTGTATCCGCTGCTATTTGAGTAATCTTATCTTCGTAATCTGATTGAATTGTAGCCAATGCGTCAGCGAGGTCTGCCGAGTTTTGTTTGAGCGCTTCGTTGAAATCTTTTAGCGTAGCGGTATTTGCAGCTGCCAATGCTTCGTCAGCCGCCGCGAGTGCATCGTCTAATGTGGCTTTTGAGTCAGCCAATTTAGCCTTGTAGTCGTCGTTTGCTGTTGCTAGGTTATCTAATAAATCTTTGTTAATTGTGCTGAGCGTGTCGTTGAGGTCTACTGTTACTTGACTGAATTGTTTGAGCAATTCCTCCGTTGCCAGTTTTCCTCCGGAGTTCATTGTTGAGGCTAATGCATCTAGTCCATGCGCCGATGTGTCATTGACTTGGCCGTAAAGATTTTGCAGTTGAGTTTGTGTATCGGCATTAGCGTTAAGTAACGCCTGAGCCATTTGATTTCCGACTTCCGGACCATTCTTAACGACTTCTTCAATAAAGACTTGTGAATAGCCGGCCGCTTGTAGAGCCGCTGCATTTTTTTGCAGCTCTTTTGCGCCGTTTAATTTGTTTTTTAATTGCTCAATCATTGCGTCGGCAGTAGTAGCACCGCTCTTAAAAATATCTGTAATGCTTGCCGCAGTTCCGCTTGCGAATGCGTTGCGTAACCGGTCAATCGAGGCCATGATAATAGATGTGCGTTTGTCGGCCGCTGATTGTTCCGCTGCAGCAATTTTGTCGTTAGCCGATTTATGTAATTCTGTTTGCTTCTTTGTGTATTCTTCTTCAATTTTAGCGTTGCGCTTGGCTGCTTCTTCTCTAGCCTTTGTATACGCCTTAGTCCAGTCCGCTTCATTCTTGGCTAATTCGTCGTTTTTCTTCTTTGTAATTTCTATTTCTTTAGCCGCGTATTTAGCCTTTGTCGCCACAATATCTGCATCGCGGGTTTTGAGTGCGTCAGCTGCTTTCTTGTTGCTTTCGTCAATCGCGGTATTCATTTTTTTGTAAATGCTAGTGACTTCTTTGTTTGCCGCTTCAATCGCTTTTGCGTTTTCTTTTGCCGCTTTTGCCGCTGCAGCTGCCGCTGCTTTTGCAGCTGCCGCGCTTAGTCCGGCGTTTGGGTCTTCTACTTTTTTAATTTTTTCTTTGTCAGTAGTCTTTGTTCCGCCGAATCCCGGAATACTTATTTTTTTATTTTGTAATTTATCTAGGTTTTTAGAGAACGAGTCTACTTTATCCGCTGCGTCATTAAGCGTATTTGGTAGTTTGTCAATAAACGACAATGCTTCTTTTGCGTATTTGCCGACGCCGGGTAGATGTGAGAGCGCTCCTAGTAATGCCTTGAAAGGCAGCATTAAATACTTTCCTGCGAAGTCAATGAATTCGCTTAGCGCTCTTAGCGCCCAACTAACCGCGCTCATTACTGCTTGGAATGCGTTAATAACTACTTTGCGGAAAGTCTCTGAATGATTCCATGCAAACACAAATCCTGCCGCGAGTGCCGCTAATGCAAGTACGACGAGGCCAATCGGGTTAGCGTTCATTACCGCGTTAAGTAGCGCCATTGCTCCTGTTTGCGCTTCCGTTGCTACGACATCTTCTAATTGCGCTCCCGCCATCAACGCTACCGCTACTGTGTAGAGAGCCGTTGCTCCTTCTACTATTCCTAAAATAATTTCGTAGGCTTTGAATAATGCGTAAGCAGTTCCGAGGATTCCAACAAATAGTCCTACTGCTTCTTTGTTTTTACCAATCCAAGTAAATAGCGGCTTCAAAGTGTTGTTGTAAATATCGCCAATCGTCTTTCCTATGCCGAGCAGAATAGGTTGGAGGTTTGTTATTAGGTCTCTAGCGAAATCTTGCGCCTTGTCTTTAGCCCGGAATATTGCTCCAGCGAATGTATCTCCGGCCGCTTTTGCAGCTCCGCCGAATTCTCTATTTACTTCCGCGAGAATTATCTTTTGAGCGCCTAATGTATCGCCGCTGTTTTGCAGCTGTGCAATCATTTTCTTTTGCTCTTCGCTGAATGTTACGCCCACGCGGGTCAGCGCAGATACTCCCTTAATCGGGTCGTTAAGTGCTTTACCTAATTGAATAGCCGACGATTGCATGTCTTGGCCGAGCGCCGCTGAGAGGTCTAGCGCTGCCTTTGTTGTTTGGTCGAATACATCGTTGCCTTTTCCTGCCACATTGCGGATATTTGTGAATGTCGCAATCACATTTTCGCCATGCAGGATTACATTTTCATCAACCGCCGCGATACTTTCTAATTGGCTGGCGTGGTCTTTGAGGCTCTTTACGCTGATACCCGCGACATTTCCCGTCGAGGCAATTACAGCTGCGGTTTGATTTAATAGTTTTTCGTACTCTTGCGCGTCTTGAATTGCTCCGCCAATGGCGCTTTTAATGGCGTTGAGTCCAGTTACCATCAGATTTCCTGCGAATACGCCGGAAGCCGTAGCCTTAAACTTCTCTAGGAACCCGCCCTGCTTTTCAACAGTCTTTCCGAATTCTGCGAAATTGCCTTGCAGCTGTTGCATTTGGGCAGCAATTTTG